TCGATGACCCGCTTAAAAAGACTATTCTCCTAATGTTGGTCGAGAATCCAAAGACGTTCTTTGTTCTTCAGAACACCCAGTCTGGCAAGATGCGCATTTGTGCATTGGAGATAAACAAATGGGCCGAACGTACCGACATAAAAACAGTTGCATTCTTTATTACCCAGAATGACCGAACCTTGACTGACCAGTCTGCAGAAGGATTGAATCGTATATGTGGAGAAAATTGCGAACTATTTACATTGTCGAGTAACAGCAAGGTAAAGTTCGAAGATATCAATCGTGCGATTGCTGCGTATGCTGCCGACACGGAAGGCGAATTCAAAATGCCAGTCATTGCTGCGTTAGCCAACGACATACAGAACAAGAAGGTTTTGAAGATGTTGTCGTACATTTTGCGGAAAGTCCGAAACAGTCAGTCAAAACTCAGATACGGAATCATTTTCGACGAGGCCGATGATACTTACCCCAAACTCCGAAAAATGTTTATTAATGTCGATGGCGAAAATATGTGTTATTCGCAGTTTATCGTAGACAATGATGAAGCATTGCATCGCATTGGATTCGTTTCTGCGACAGAAGGCGACCTGTTGGACGAAGATTACCCAGAATGCGCAAATGCTTACTTGTACCAGGTCGATCCTGAACATGCCAACAATCCGAATTACCGCGCTGCGCACCACGACGAATCCGAATTTCGCGTAGAAAAGATGCCTGTCAAAATGTCAAACAATTCTTATGCAGAGAAGTTGATTCAAGAAAACTTGGAATATTTTACAAGTAAAGTTGAAGGAACTAATTATTTTCGAAAGATAATAATTAATTCGAATGCCAAGTCAAATGATATGACAAGTATGGCTCGTTTCGCCAATTCGGTCGGTATGAATGCAATGGTTTTCAATATGTATGGTGTGAAGACCTACGTTCCCAGTACTCCAGTTCAGACGTTTCGCATAAAAGGAAGAAGATTCAACGAGTTGTTGTTCGAGATATACAAGACGTTGAATTTGGAAAACAAACCCTTAATCATTATTGGAAGACGAAAGGTGGATCGCGGTCTTGGTTTCCACTACGCACCGCGTGACAGTACAGAAGGCCTGATTTGGACAGATATCATTTTGGGCAGGATTGAAGACAAGAATACTGCTGTTCAGAAAGCCGGTAGATTGGCTGGAATTATCGCACAGTGCCCGCAGTACTACGGAAAATGCACTTATTGGACGGACGAACGCACCCAGAACGACATCTTACGCCACAACAAGATTGTGGATGAGGCCAATAAATTCAATGGATGCACTGCGTTGCAGGCAGTTACACGCGGAACAGTGAAAGTCAATGAAATTCTGCCAGAATTTGTCAAGGTATCTCCTCCACCAAAAGCACCAAAAGAACCGAAGAAGCCCAAAGCTGATCCAAAAGACTTTGCCGATGCTATATATGATACACAAGAAGATGCTATTGCGTTTGCAAGAGAAACATTCAATTTAAGTTTGCGTAGAAGAAGCGAAGAAGTTGCACCGGAAGCTTTGCGTCGTAATGGACAAAATCCTACACGAGAATATATTCAACAACGCCAATGGGGACTAGATGAAAAATCCAAGATCCGAATGTGTATTACGAATGACAATAAATGGGTTGTGTATTGGAGACCTTCGTCATTTGAAAATGTATAAAAAATAAAAAAAATGTGTATAAAAATGTTTTATAAAATTTAATTAATTTAATAAAAAAATTAAAAGGGAATTATTCCTTTTTTTTTAAGGTATCCGCTTCGTTTTTCTTGTGCATTTTTTAACACCATCCGTATCGGTAAAGACCGAATAACCAGTTGGGCATTTCTTTTTACCGGATGGTATATCAATAACCTCTTCGGGCGGAGACGATTCCACTGGCGAATGCGGTTTTAACAAAGGCGACGGAGGAGGCGATTCCGGTAGCGAAGGCGGTTTTAACAAAGGCGAGAGAGGAGGCGAAGGTGGTTTTAATAAAAACGACAAAGAAGGCGATTCGACAGACGATTCCACCGGCGATTTCACAGACGATTTCAAACGTCGCGTTTTATTTCGCAGCGTTTTTGTCAAATGTTTTTCCGTTTTTTTCCGTGACATCATTGGCAAAGACCAAAAGATTTTCTCTATAGATTTTTCAATAAATTCGCGCGTCAATGCTTTTTTCGCAAACTGGTATCCAGTTTCCGCAATTTCTCTCGCCCTCTCAGGATGTTTCTCACACCATTTTATTATTTTCACCAGGTCCGACAAGTCCGAATTAACCATGATATAATGTTTCCCAGGTTGCATTAAATGGTCCACCCATGAAACATATGGACTGTCAACACGAAGTATGAGAGAACCCGTCATCATTGTGGTTAGCAACCGATACGCATTCACATTGCCGTCAACATGCACAATGTATTTGTAATTACTTTGCTTGGACATTTTCATAAAATTGCCAGGTTTCATACCTGTATTGAGCATTCCCAGGCCATGAATCGGGTCAAATTTAATCGAGTTCGAGTCAATTGTATCGCCTTTGCCAACCACCTTCGCATCCAATAGGGGCGACTCTATGCTTACCAATTTGAGACGTTGATTTGTTTTGGTGGTGTACCCGCACCCGGATGGTCCACCTCGGAAAACCGCTTTGTTGATTTTTTTGTCGTCCCAATTCACAATATTGTCTTCGAACTTCATGTCTTTGCCCATAGCAATAAAGACGTCATCATAATTGGGAAACGGAATGTCGTTGTACCCTTTCTGTCCAGACAGACTCATAATTGGTAGATGGTGCATGTGCGTGAATTCCGGTTGTAATGGAATGTCACCCGTAATGATTGGAAAAGGTTCATAGTTGTTGCGACGCAATATCACGGCGTCCGTTAAATTCAAGATGAATACGCCCTGGGGCAATGTTAAATCTTTTAACAACTCATAGTATTCGTTCATCTCCATTTCAGATTCCGTACCCTTTATGGGTTTCACAATGCATTGCATAATTCTGACAGGTTTTTTCGTCAGTCTCCTGATTTTGTCACGCTGTTCGCCTGTAATTAATTTGTTCGAAGGCAATTTTTTTAATTGGTCTTTCACTGCTGATTCAAACCTTTCTGGAGTTTCTAAACATTCTAATTTACAAAGGATTTTTTTGTCGGGTCCGACACACAGCATATAACAATTGTGTGCAAGTCCTTCAAAAATGTATTGCAATGTATTGTTCAAGGTTTCTTTGGTTATTTGCCAACGCGACGAAGTCGTGTGTTTGGGCGCAGGTTCTGTATGAAAATTTTTTGGATACCCACCCTTAGTATTAATGTAAGGGAGTGCAAATTCATATGCCTCTTTGTAACTTGTTATTATCTTCATTTTTTCAGCCATTTATATATTACATAGATATTTACCTACGGCTCCTTCCCTTAAAAAAAATAAAAATAAAAATGTTAAAACAAAAGGACGGACTAAGCGAAGCTGACCTACAGATCGTCGGCGCCAATTCCATCATCAAACTCATCATCTCCTGTGGCTGACTGTTTGAATGAATCGTCACGCTCATACTTGATTTTCGCACCTGTCCAGGCACCTTTCTCCTTCTTCTCAAACTTGCCAAACTTCTTGTCCATATATGCATGTACTTCTTTCGGCGAAGGCGCGCCTTTTCCATAAGTGCTTTGGTACCAAACTGTAAATTCGCTGTTGAGCTCGGTCTTCTTGATCTTGCCATTTGGATCCACCACAATCTTCTCGCGGATAAACTCGGCGATGAAATCCTGACTTTCCTGGTAAGCTTTACTGGCCTGATTGACAATGTCGCACTCGCCCACCTTACCATCGGTCTTGAACGCCCGTTGCACCAACATATACATAAATGTGTATTTCCAATAAGCAAACTTATCAATAATTGTTCCATCCACCAAGAACTGAAACGGCTTGTCTGGGTCATCATGCACCGGATTCTCCGTAAATAGCGATTCAAACGGTACCTCACGAATACGTCTCCAAGTACCGAAATCTTGCGACTTGACTTCCATACGAACGTTACTGCACAAAATCAACTTGAACTGCGGATAATAAATCATTGTCTTGGTGGAATACGGCGCTCTGCACTGAATCGGGTCTAAACCACTGGTAAGTTGCTTGAGCGGACCTTCTAAAATCGCGTCTTTCTTCGATGGCTCCATAATCACCGCGTATCGAACACCTTTCAGTTCAGCCAACTCCGCAGATGTACCACCGACTTTCGCTCTATCTTGAGTAATCGCAGACAGGGGAACCACGCCTTTGTACTCGCCCATAATCTCATCAATTAGCGTCGTCAAGACCGATTTACCGTTACGACCTTCGCCAATATACATATGGAACGTCTGTTTGTCAGGAGTGCCGAGCAACATCGACGCCAAATGGTCCCACATATAATCACGCAACTGAGGTCTTGGAAACAATTTTGCCATAAAATCGTTGATTTCAGCAATTGTTTTTGCATCGTGATTTGCAACATAATCAATGCATGTTGATTTGCTCACATAATCCTCCGGATATCCCTTTCTGAAAATCTTCTCCTTAAAATCCACCACGCCATTCTCAAAACACAACAGATAAGGATTAACATCCAGTTTATCCATAAACAGTGGATCATGGAATAACTCCTTCGCCTCCGTCATGATATTTTTCTTGTCATTTGTTGTAACCAAACGCAATCGAATATCCAGGATTTTTCCCATCTTCTTTTTCAACGTCTTTATCAAGTCGTTGGTTTCGTCTTGGCTTTCCAGTGCATCAATGGATGTTTCGATACCCTTCAACTTACTCGCATAAATATCATTGAGTTCTGTGGAAATCGCCTTTCTCAAAGTCGTTCCCGAATCAATTTCTACCCAGCGGTGGTTGTGAAACTTGTACCAAATATTGTGTTTGATGCTTACGCACACATACTCGTCCTTATACAACTGTTTCAAAACATTGGCAATATCGAAATCACCACATGGCTTTCCGTTGCCCTTTCCACCCTCGTTGAAATCCGACATCATCGGCGCAATCGTCTTGTCAATGTAGTAATCCACACTTTCACTGCGTACTGCGCGGAATTTCGCAGGTGCATCCTGCTTCGACCAATGCATAATCGAACGCCGAGTAAGTGCGGCAACACCCTTTTTGCAACTGAATTTCTGCCACTTTTCATACATTTCTGAAATATCGGAAAAGCTGAAATTGGCGGACTGCGCACTGAATGCAACCCAAGTAATGAATAGCAAGTTGCATGTCTCCGACAACGCCATGCCGACACGCAACCATTTCTCATAACTGCCGGGTCCGTAATACATTTCGGGCAACGTCATTGTGTATTTATGGGTCTCCACCAACTCATAATCACGCGCCGTCATCTGGTTAAGGGTCTCCTGAACCACCAAATCAAGTTCTTGGCGATTCTTCACGTGCATAATCGCTTCCAATACTCCAGAATTTATAATAAAATTGCTGGTTGGACCCGCATAAGTGCGTTTCTTTTGACCGCCACCAGCAACATTTGAACTATCAAACGTCACATTCGGATTCAACTGAAACTCAGGAAATCCAGTGTATCTTGCCGATAAATACTTGATTTTCTGCGCAATCTTGAAACTTTTCAAAGGAATGTATTCCGTCATCGGCTCATTATCTGCCGGGTCAAATTTGTTCTCATAAATGTGTGTGAGTTTGTAAGGTTTGTGGTCAGGCTTCCTGCTTCCAAACAGTTGCCATCCCGTGTTGCCACTGCTGATTGAACTATCAAACACCTGGTCCCACTTGTTTGTAATAGGCAATCCCTTCCACATTGTCCCGATTTTCTCCAAAACCTTTGTTCGTAAATACATCTGGACTTCTCTACTCGCCTTGATTCCAATCAACAAATGGATACCATCTTTGGTCAAAGATTTCTCTCCGTCTTTCACTTGATTCACGTCATCTTTTTCCATTACAAATATGTAGAAGGGTGTTTCATCAAATCTGTAGATATCCTTGAGAATGACTAAATAAAGGGAAACCAGGTCGTCAATATGGTCTTTGGTGTGGATTCGCGAAGTTACAGACGGCTCGTATTTCAAGTCAAGATCAACCAAGATTGGTGCGGAATCTTCGCGCTGTATCTCGGTCAAGAACTCGTCCTTTCCGCCCTCAATGCAATATTTGTAATATATATTTAAGAATTCTTCATATTTCTCGTCAGGAATGTTGTATTTGCCTCCATAAACCTGCTCTTTATCACCTGGCTTGCTCGGAATACGGGTATTTGTTTTAATTGATTCTTTTGGCGCATCTTTTGGCACTGAGTGTGCTTTCATAAAATCTTCATATTTTTTTACAGCTGACATTGTTACAGATTATATTATAGTGTTTTATATTTTTAACTTCTTTTGGAAATTTTTGTTCAATTTTGCAAAGATGCGAAAATGAAAAATATCGTATCTCAATAAATCTAACGAATAATATATAAGCCAAATGAATTTAAAACGATTATTATACACGGATTTTGGGCAGATACTAATATCGATTATGTTGGGTCTCGGCCTTGCCACAATGTTTAGACAAGTGTGCGAGGGCAAAAACTGTTTAGTGTTCAACGGACCTGTTATCAATGAGATAGATGGAAAAACATATAAATTTGGCGAATATTGCCACAAATATGTTTTGAATCCGGTTTCTTGCAATAAAACCAAAAAAATCATTGAAATCAGCGACCCGAATGAATTGGCGACACAATAATTTGTTTAGGCGGTCAGAATTATACAATGTTCTCTATTGTATAATTTATAAAATGGAAGTGACACGAATTTCAGATTTACCAAATAATAATGGAATGGGCTATTCGGGTAGCACTGGTTACTCGGGAGGCGAATACTCCAGCAGAGATGCTGGTTCGCGTGGTACCGGTGCAGGACAACAATATCAACCATTGAATGTTCATCAAAACCCCTACGGGATTCCCGAACCGACCGATACAAAGTTGCCGATGATGGGCCAAGGACCCAACCAAAATCAAATGATGACCCAAGACCATTTTGGCGGTGGTTCCGGTGGATTTAGTGGCGATTCGATGCAACGCGCCCCTCCCCCAATGATGAACCGAGGTTTCACAGAGACATTTCATAACGATGAACAGGCGATGCCCAACCACATCCCTTCTGCCAAACTGACAACAGATTATTTGCGCGAATATGAAGACCGAATGGTGAAAATGACGGACGAACACCAGAAGGAGAAACATCGCAAAGAATTGATTGGTTCTCTCTACGACGAGTTTCAAACACCCATTTTGATTGGCGTTTTGTTTTTCCTTTTTCAGATTCCATTTATAAATACGTTGATGTTTAAGTATCTGAGTTTTATGAAAATTCATAACGACGATGGAAATTTAAATTTGTACGGACTCATGTTCAAGAGTGTGTTGTTTGGTTTAACGTATTTTGGGTTTGTGCGACTTACGACGTAAAAAAGAGGTCTAAAAAAATAAATTGTATTTATTTGGAATAATTACAATATAAAAACAATGTAAGTAATAAAATATATCAAATGAGTAGTCAAAATCTTCGTTCCATCATCATTGATTTCACCAATGATTTGACCAAGGTTTTCCCCGAGTATGCATTTTTGTGGGAAAAGTGGTTATCTGCCGACGATGCCGAATATGAGAAGTTAAACCAACATTTTATGGCTGTATTTCCCGAAAGATTCTTTGACATTATGAATTCAAATATGGAGATTTTCAGTCCGGAATCCGACGCAAATGTGATGTTTTTGCCCGATGTGGATTTTCGACTCCTATTTAATTGCGCCGGTGTGAGTGAAGGAACCAAAACCTCCATGTGGAAATATTTGCAACTTTTGTTATTTACCGTATTGGGTGATATGAAAGACACTACCAATTTCGGCGAAACACTCAATATGTTTGAGTCGATGGACGAAACTGATTTGCAGGAAAAAATGAAAGAGACGATGGAAGGACTTGGCGATTTTTTCAAAGGCTTAAATGAAGAAGAGCCAGCTCATGAGTTTTCGGGGACATCAGAAGAAGAAAGTAGTTCTGGACCCAAAGGTTTCAAATTACCCAAGCCCGAAGTTATCCAAGAACATATGAAAATATTGATGGAAGGAAAGTTGGGAAAATTGGCAAAAGAGCTCACGGAAGAATTCACTGGCGATCTAAAAGATGTATTTGATGAAACCGAGGATACCAAGGACAAATCCATGAAGGACATTATGGCCCAATTGATGAAAGACCCCAAGAAAATAATGGGGATTATGAAGAAAATTACCGACAAACTCCAGCATAAAATGCAAAATGGCGATATTTCCCAGGAAGAGTTGATGAAAGAGGTTGCGTCGCTCGTTGAGAAATTCAAGGAAATGGGCGGAGGCGAGGATTTTATGAAGAATTTCACA